TTAATGCCCCTCGTCGGTTAGTGGGTTAAGTCGCAATGCGTCCTGCAGGTGATCGGGCGAAAGGTGCGCATAGCGCATGGTCATTGCCAGTGAGGTATGGCCCAGGATCTTCTGTAGCGTGAGGATGTTTCCACCTCGCATGACGAAGTGGCTGGCGAAGGTGTGCCGTAGCACGTGCGTGGCCTGGCCGGCCGGGAGCTTGATCGAGGTCTTCTCCAGTACACGGCTAAAGGTCAGCATGCAGTTGGTGAACAGGCCGTGACGCTTGAAGTAGATCTGCAGTGCCTTTTCCAGTGCGCTATCGATAGGAATCGACCGGGTTCGCTTCGACTTGGTATTGGCAAAGGTCACCATGCCGTTTCGTACCCGCTCAGGTGTCAGCGCCTGAGCTTCTCCCCACCTGGCCCCTGTGCTCAGACAGACGCGAGCGATCAGGCCGATTCCTGGGCTGGTCGTGCGGTCATCCAGGGCCTCGAGCAGTTCGGCTATCTGGCAGGTCGAGAGGAAGGAAATAGGGCGTTCCTGCAGGCGTAGCGGGCGGACGTTGGCCAGCGGGTTCGGGTAGTCGATATCGCCCAGGCGGTGCAGCTCGTTGAACAGGGCTTTCAGGTAGCCGAGCCGGTTGTTCATGGTCTTGCCTTGAATGCCTGCCTTGAGCAGCTCGCTGCGTGTTTCGCAGAAGGCATTGCCGGTGAGCTTGACCGCGATGGGGTCGCCCAGGTCTTTAGCCAGGTTCTGCAGGGTGCGGAGGATCGCGGCACCATCAGCCAAAGCATGGCCGTGCAGTTCGTGATACCGGGTGCAGAGTTCAGATAGGCGGCGACGGTCTTTCGGCTTGGGCGTCCAGGCTGGCGAGTCGATGCAATTGGCCCTGCAGGTCGCTTCAAAGCGCTGGGCTTCACCCTTGGTCTTGAAGGTCTTGCGAAAGCGCCGGCCCTTGATGGGTTCAACGTCGACCTTCCAGCGACCATCACTCAGTTGCTCAATTGCCATGGTGTTGGCCCTGGCCAAGCGCGTGAACGTCAGCGTGTTTGTCTTGTTTGTGTATTTGGCAAACAAACATCAGACAGCACGCCCCCAACGCACATGCCGTTCTTCAAGGATGCCTTTGATGTGCTTATACAGCCCGTCTTCATCCATGCCTTTGGCGGCATAGTGGTCGCGGATCACCGGCCAGCACTCCCAATCCTTGAGCCGATAGAAAGCCTTTCTAGCGCCCACTCGCTCCCGTGCCAGCAGGCTGACGAAGTTTCCCAGGAATAGCTCGACGTTCTTGCCCGAGAAGCCCCGCGATGTCTTGTATTGGCGCTTGTACTCGGTGTCATCCACCAGGGAATCAACCGGCAGATCCACGCGCACATCGTCACGGATCAGCGTCCAGATGGGCTCAAAGTAGCCAGGGCGAGCCAGCAGCTTGAACTGGCGAAGGCCATAGCGCCACAGGCCATCTAGGTGCGGAGCAAAGGCGGCATAGCTGTTGGTTTCGATGGTTTCGCCGCTGTGCAGGTCGAACGAGCCCGAGGCGAATTGCTGGATCACCGAGTGGTGGTAACGCAGCTCTACACGCCACACGTCCTGTTCCGGGTTGTAGTTATCGGGGTCGGCTTCGTCGAAGCTGTCGCGACGCCTCCAGACGCCCTCCCAGTAGTCGAGCTTGTCGATGGCTCTGGCCTGTTCGGTCTTGTTGTAAATCCCGAGCTGGACGCCACCCGCAGAGCCGAACAGGTAGGACTGGCCTTTGCCGTAGGTGGCAGACTCCAGCGTCCACTGGATTTCCTTGATGCCGGAGATATCGCGGGCAGAGCGTGCGCGGCAGTGCATGCGGGCGACCAGATCGGCGGGCGGTTGCCAGCCCTGCAGGTCTAGCGCGAGGTGGACCGCGCATTGGTTGCGTTCGACGTTGGTCAGTACGTGGCTGGCGTAGTAATCCAGGCGTTCCTGCAGGCGCTCGGGGCAGAACTGGTCGATGGCATGCGGAGACACCTCGATTTTCAGGTGGGGGCCGATGTTCTCGATTTTGGCGTTGAAGTTCTTCACTAGCAGGATGATCCCCAGGTCAGCATTCTGCAGCTTGTACTGATAGCCAGAGTCCTTGCTGACGCGACCCGAGTGCCAACGCTGGCCAGCGAAATCGACGATGGTCCCCGGCTTCTCGAACAGGCTCATGATTTCCGGGCGGATCAAGCCGCGATAGAGCTGGCGGACGGTATCGACGCTGCAGGCCAGGATTCGGACGTTGGAAAGGTCAGTTATCCGAGCGGTCATGCTGTCGAAAAACAGCCTACCGGTTGGGGTTTTATTGAACTCACGATCAACACGGAGTTGGTCTTTAACTGCCATTTTCTAATGCTCCAAATAGTGCCGAATCGACACGTTTAACCTTGGTTTATCTGACGTGCTACAGGGACGTCAGCGCCCGCGCGGCGGCGCACACGCGCGCTCGTGCCTCGCACGCAACTACACCGCCGCGCATGGCGTTCCGTTGGTGTTCGCTCACAGGGCACCCTGATAGCCGCTCAGCGACGGCCATGCAGCGCCTACCGGTGCGTTAGCGCTGGCAGAAGGGGCAGGGCGCGGGGTCTGGTTTTGGGGAGGCTGTTGCTCTGGCTGTGTCTGAGCAATCTGGCCGTTCGGATCGGGCAGGCGATCAGGCTTTGCAGGATCGAACGCGCCTTCTTCGACGTAGGCCATGCAGGCTTCGAAGGACACCACCGCTCTAGTGCCTTGCTGGGTGTTGCAGCGGCAGCCATACACTTTGCCGTCGCGGTAGCCCAGGACGAGGCGCTTGTGATTCCTGGCCACCATTTCAGGGTCGGTCGAGTACATGCAGGACAGGCGCGGATAGGTCACCGGCCGGGTGATTTCGTCATAGATCGGCGCCGAGCTGGGTACATCGGGCAGGCGTGGCACTCGCAGCGCTATGTACTCTTCAGGCGATAGAGGCGCGGCATTGTTCGGTGCTGGCTGTTGCGCCACGGGTTCGCCGGTCGGTGACGTGGCGCGCGCCTGTTCGACGGCTTCGGTCTGGGGCTTGGGCGGGGCGATGCGCCTTTCATAGATGCCGTAGCCGAAGTAGCCGATACCGATGATGCAGGCGATAAAGACGAACAGCGCCCGAGGCGGCTTGAACTTCATGTGATGTTCAGAGCCTTCGGCGACGGACTGGTACACGCCGAAGTACTTCTTATCGAGTAGGACGCGAGTGGCCTGGCCGTCGCTGAAGTCGTTCTTCTTCTCGACGTCCATGTTCACGCGCTCGAACTCCCAGCGCTTGATGACCTTGCCCTTGTGGCCTCGCACGTAGTGAATATGGGAGTTGCAGAGCTTGCGGAAGTGGGTGTCGATCAGGCCGGGGTTTTGGGTGATGCAGTGCAGCTCATGGCCGCGATGGCGCATGGTTTCCAGGGCGCTGGCGTAGGCGGGGACGGCAGAGCCGGCGGGGCGAACGCGGAAGAAGGTCTGCGCTTCGTCGATGACGATCATGGCGTTCTGTGGCAGCTCGTGCCATTTCTGCGGCTCGTCGAATTCTTGCCAAACGGCCTCGAGGACTTCGGCATTGGGATCGAAGCCACGAATGTTGTGGTAGTAGACCGGGCGGCCTTCTTTCGCGGCTTTGGCGTCTACTTCCTTGATGGTGTTCAAGGTCTTGCCGTTGCCCTGCAGACCCGTGCGCAGGACGAACATCAGCCACCCGCCTTATTGAGCAGGGCAAGGCCGGTGATGGTGCCGGTAATCCGATCCATCCCGGCCAGCATCAGGCGAGCGATGACGGCGGCAATGATGATGTTGATGGCTACATCGACCTTGGCCATGCCAAGGATGGCCGCGACCGGTGGCGGGATGGCGCCGAACAGGCCCTTGATGTAGCCGTCTACGCTGTCGATCAGTTGGCCGATACCGACATAGGCGACGTAGGCAAAGCCCAGGGAAGCCAACGCCCGGAAGACCAGCCCGGAGACGATGGAGCCGAGGAAGGTGGCAAGCAGTGGTAGTAGTGGCATATCAAGACCCCTTGATTCCGCGTCCGATGGAGACTGCAAAGAAGATCGAAGCCAGGGCGACAATCAGCGGGCCGATGGCTTGGGCGAAACGGCAGGCGGGTTCCCAGCTAAACGAGTAGCTGCGGCCCATGACGGAAAAGCTTTGTGGTGACGGGCAGGATTGAGGCAGCCAACGGCCTTTGTTCACGGCTTCGGTGAATAGGCCGCTGACGGCGATGGATTTCTCTTCGAGCTGGTAGTCCTGACCGGCCAGCTCGCGCTCAATGTCGCGCTTGACCTGGTCGTCGTAGTGCCACTGGCAGAGCTGGGCTTTGTTGGCGCGGAGAATGGCGCACTGGATCACGTCACCCTTGCACTTGAGTTCGACGTCACAGCCTTCGCCGATAACGGCAGTGTCCTTACACTCGAACGGATCGACCTTGGGATCGCATTTGTCCTCGTCATCCGGTTTTTTGCACTGGTCTGGATCGGTCAGCGGGTCGCAGTCCCCGTCATCGCCATCGTTGCCATCCCCGTCATCATCGCCACATTCCTCGCCCTCCTTGCAGTCCTTGTCGTCATCCTTTCCGTCATCATCATCGGACGGTGGGCAGACTTCGCCGGTGCTGGGGTCGCAGTCCTCAGGCGGCTTAGGAACGCAGGTAGTGCCCGACCAGACATGGTCGTCACCGCAATCTGGCGGATCAGTCGGGTCGGTGGGATCAGTCGGGTCCGTAGGATCGGTGGGATCAGTTGGCGGAGCGCCGCCAGTAGGGTTGTCGCCGGGCTGGCATTCAGCGCCGGTGAAGGTGCCTACCCCGAAGCAAACGCCCGTTGTCGCACCTTCAAAAGCAGGTTGGCAGCTAGACGTGCCGAGGGTGATACGACAGCCGGCTTCACAGCCATATTCGATAGGGCCAAGACCATTGAGGTCAGGGCGCTGCATTGTCCAAGTGGTGTTCTGGCCTGCCTTGGGTTCGCAATTAGCCGGCGGCGGATCGCATTGGCCGGTTTGAGAGTTATATGTAGATTCAGGATCCTCACAAGATGAGCCCGAACGGTAAACAGTTCCGTAACGATAGTTAATGCCATCATAAGAAGAATGAGTAGCCAAACAAATAAACGAAGTTGAGCTGTTAAACGCGATTCTGCGGGGATCCTTTGCAGGGTGAGCTGGATTATTTTCAAACATAGCAGCCCAAGCACCGTCACACGCAGCAGATGCAGACGAATATCTAGCAGGGCTACCGATATAGGTCCAATAATAAGACTCAGCGCTAACACTCTGAACAAAAGGTAAAGAGAGCAACAAGATAACTAGGGACGACTTGAGCTTAGAGAGATTCATATCAAACCCGCCCAAAGAACAACGCCCAGAACGCCATGACGATGATGATCGTGGTCAGCATGTTGGCGTCCATGGAAAAGCCCTTATGTGAAAAAGCCCGATAACGAGTTACCGGGCTGGTTGGTTGCAGCCGGCCTTACAGCGCGCGGCGGATGAACTTGAAGGCGGCGATCGCGATGATCACGCCCAGGACGATGCCAGCGACCTCGACGCCATCGACCTGCGCATCAGTGAGGGCAGTGGTCACGCCAGTCGGGAGGGCGGCGTGGGCTTGCTGTACGGCCAGCAGGCCAACAGCGGCGGTAGCACCGAGCGAGCGGCGCAGGACTTTCAGGTTTTGCATGGGTGTGTCTCCTACAGGTTGAGTGCCTTTTTCAGCACGAGAGCGCCGAAGACGATGGCGAACAGCACCAGGGCGTGTTCGCGGATCTGTGCATGGTCTTCAGCGGTTAGCCCGGTCGGGCTTATCTCACTGAGCGCGACGGTAGAGAGGGTGCCGACACAAACCGGGGTCTGGCCTGCGCTCTCCCATACGCCGTCGCACACAATGAAATTCATGGCGCCCCCTTACTCCGCCAAGCTGGGGTCGCGGATGACCTCAGCCATGGCGATGCAGTCGGGGCAGATCACGAGGTCGGGCGCCTTGTTCAGATCGGGCAGCAGGTCGGGCTGGGGGGCGGACTGGTTGTAGAGCTGGCCCATGGGCTGCCCGCAGCAGTCACACAGCACGCGATCAACGATCAGCATGGCGGCGCCCTCCCGTCAGGCCTTGGCCGCGTCCGGCTGGGTGCCGGTCGGCTTGGCTTGTTGTTGGGCGCCTTGCGGGGCAGCAGGCTTGGCGGCCTGGCCTTTCGGGTTCACCGCCTCGATGTGCACAGCCAGGTTGTTACCTTTCTGCTTGCCAGCACGCGCCACTTCGAAGGTGATGCGGACCGTTTCGAGCGGGGCAAATTGGGCGCCAGAGGCGAAAACCTCATCTGCAACGTCGGCAGGCACATCCATGCTCACAATGGACAGGCCGTTTTCGGTGATGCCGTCTGGCTCATCGCCGTAAAACACCTTGACGATTTTTACGTCGGTGCCGTTTTGGTTGAACGCCAGTTTCTGAGTGCCGAGAAATGCAACTTCCATAGTCGAACGTGCCATTTGTGTTTCCTCGCTTAGTTACGCGTTATTGCGCGGTTTTGCCTTTTTGCAGGCCGAGTTAGCCCAGGCAAAGGAACTTGTTAAGTTCGCCAATGCCAGGGGTTGCGCGGCTTGCAACGGGTTTCTGTGTGCCTAGTTATACGCTACTGAAAAGCTAAAAAATCACTCTTGCATAAATATCATCGGTTAAAATTTATTGAGCCGAATAGTGATGCAATGAAACTTTTAACTTTGGCGATAATTAACTTTTGATCATTAATCTGGATAACACCAAGGGCTTTGCCCTTGTCATCCCACTCTTGCCGCCGAGGGCTCGGGAGCGCGGGGCGGTGGAGCTGCCCCACACTCACGAGCGGAGGCTATTTAGGGCGGTGGGCGTTCAAGGGTTCGCTCTGCCCGTGCCTCCGTTTGGCCGAACGGTGGAGCATGTTCGGACAAGCCGGGGGCGCGGCCCTTGACCGACATAGCAACGAGCGCGGCGGTCAGGCCTTTTAAGAAGCCGCGTGTTTCCGCCTGGGTATTGGCTAGGCGCGGATCGCCAGGGGGGCGCTGTTTGGCTTGAGCCTCTTTGCGATCCAGATACTTGCAGTAGGGGATGATCAGCGGCAGGCAAAGCACAGCCACTATGCCCACGGCGCAGGCGGCAAGAACGAAGAGGTACATGACCTGCAGCAGCAGGATCAGCAGGCCCTCTAGAACGGCCTCTAGCGTGTTGATCCATTCAGTAATCATGCAGTCACCCCACCAGTTCGAACGGTTCGCGCAGGGGCACGAAGGGCGTTGGTTTGCCGGTGTCGCTCACAACGTGCCAGTACTGCGGCGGACGGTTGCCGGGCTTGTGTCTCTCGCAGGTATAGGCCTGCGTAACATGGTTGCGACCATTGACCAAGGACCATCGCGCGGGGCGGCAGTCGGTGCATTGTGTGTATGGGTAGGTAGGCGCCTTGGGCGGTATCCAGTTGCGGTTTAGCCAGCAGACAGAGCAGTCGCAGTTGTCGGCATGGGGTTGGCGCAGGTACTGGCTCAGGCTTTTCATTGGCCGACACCTCTGGCTTTGCATTGAGGCGAATACGCTTGCAGGCTGCGCAGTTGTCGGGGCTATCGTCGTTGAGGTCGTAAACGTGGCCTGTATAGAGCCAATGGCCACAAATAGACTGTGCATTAACGAAGTAATGAGCCTTACGCGCCAAAGCAGGGAAACCCCAACCAGCTTTATGAGTAGTCATGCGGCAGCCCTCACACCACGGACGCGGTAGAAGTCGCGGGCACGTTCCTGGGTAAGCCCCCAGTGGCGACCAGGGCCGGAAGGGAGATCAGCGATTACGCGCTCTATATAGGCAGCACAGTCGGCCTTGTTGGTGCCGGTGTGGACGCGGTGCCAGCGGCGTTGCTTGGTGGCACCGTGAAGGGTGCAGGTCTCGACAATGTAGGTGCGGCTCATTGGTTCACCCCCGTGAACAGCACCACGCGGGTTTTACCGAGCTTTACGCTCTCGACGGCGCCGGTTCTGATCCAGTAAGCGACCTGTTCAACGGCAACACCGGCCAGGGCGGCGAAGGCGGCTTGCGTATAGAAGGGAGGATTCATGCCGTCCACTCCTGTTCCAGCAGCCAGGTGCGGAGTAGGGCGCTGTTGACCATGCGGCGCTTGCCTAGCTTTACGGTGGGGAGAACGCCTTTCATTGCCCAGGCACGCGCGGTGCCGTAGGTCAGGCCATTTCGGTCGGCCCAGGACTCGACGGTTTCCACGTCCTGTTGCGGGCCTATCAGCTTCGAAGGTTCCAGCTCTTCCAGTTCCATGCTCGTTCCGTCACTATTCGTTTCATTAGCCATAATCGGCTATTGGAGTAAATATTTCTCTGGGGGAATTATTAACCTACCCGCCAGTTAGAGCAACAATTTCTCTGGAAAAGATTTCTATATGGAAAAGGCTGCTGATAGGGCTCGCCTATTGATCAAGAAGCTAGGCCCAAAGAAGGCCAGCACCTACGGCGGTGACTACGAGCGTTGGAAAAGTGTGAGTAAAGGGGCTGTACGAGTCAGCACAGAAGAAATAGATGTGCTGGTTGAGGTTTATCCCCAGTACGCCCTTTGGCTGGCGAGCGGAAAAATTGCGCCAGATGCAGGGCAAACAAGCCCGGAGTACGACGAGAATAATTAAATTACTAAAAATATTTATTAGTGGAGAGGAGATTCTGAAAGTCGTTTTGCGCTAAAAGGCATGGGGCCATTAAATTGCAATGGGCTCATGATGGGGATTATCAGCAGGGAAGATACTATAATGGAGCACCCTGAAAATTTTCTTAGTCTAGTTATTAGCGATGCTGGCAATGCCGGCGATAACCTTGCTTTATGTGCAGGTTTTGAGCGAGGTGACTGGCGTAGAGATCAATTTGCCAGTCATGTAATGGAATGGCTCCCGGAATTTGCGCTAAGCCACGCAGAGCTAAGGGAGATGGGGCACCACAATGCAATAAAGCTCACCAAAAAAGCTGCAAAAATAGTCTACCAAACTGAAAAGTACGGGTTGCGCGGAGAGTTTGGTGAGATATTTCTGCATATAGCCATTCGGCAGATTTATAAAACCGTTCCGGCGGTTAGTAAGATTTATTACAAAAGCTCAGTTAATGAAACGGTTAAAGGCTTTGACGCTGTTCATGTGGTAAAGAATGGAGGCGATCTTGAGCTGTGGATAGGTGAGACGAAGTTTTATAACGAGATAACTAGAGCTATTAGAGATGTCTGTGAGGAGATAGTTAATCATCTTGAGACTGACTATCTGCGATCTGAGTTTATTCTGATTCAAAATAAGATTGACGAATCGTGGTCGGAGGCTAAAGAGCTAAAGACCTTGCTGGACGAGAATACATCTTTAGATAAGGTTTTCAAGAGAGCCTGTATCCCCGTTCTGCTTACCTATGATAGCGATGTGGTTAAGGCTGCTAGCGAGAGTAACGAGCAATATATTGAAGGTCTTAAGTTGGAAGTTGAAAATGCTTTCAATAGTTTACGGTCTAAGCTAGGGGCTGCATACAAGGAGAGGTTCGGCCAAGATCTACCAGTGACATTGCATGTGATTCTTATCCCTCTTAAAGAGAAAGTTTCGCTCATTGCCGCTATGGATCAACGACTAAAGGCATTGCAATTATGA